GCCGCTGCCGCTGCTGGTGTGGCGATGATCCGGTCCGGCCTGCAGACGGTCGATGCGCAGGCGAAGCTGGCTCAGTCGCTCGGCACCACCGTCGCCTCGATCCAGACGCTGGAGCGCGCGGGCGAACTGGCGGGCGTTTCGATGTCCGGCATCGAACAGGCCACCAAGGATCTGACGCGCCGCCTCAGCCAGGCGGCCGCCGGGAGCGGCCCGGCCGCCGACGCGCTTGACCGGCTGGGCCTTTCCGCCACCGACCTGATCGCACTGCCGCTGGACCAGCGCGTGGGTGCGATCAACGCCGCCATCGAAAGCTTCGTGCCCGCCGCCGAGCGTGCGGCGGTCGCGGGTCAGCTTTTCGGCGAGGAAGGCTCCATCGCCATGTCGCGGATCGACACTGCGACCCTGCGCCAGGCGACGGAGGACGTGCTCGCCTTCGGCGTTGTCGTGTCGGAGCAGGATGCCGACCAGATCGAGCGGACCAACGACGCGATCTCCCGGCTCGGGCTGATCTGGCGCGGGCTGTCGAACCAGCTGGCCGTCGCCGCGGCACCCGCGCTCGAGGCAGTTGCCAACGCCATGGCCGCCATTGCCAGCCGCACCGGTCCCCTCGGCATCGCCATTCGTGGCCTCTTCGACAATATCGGTCGCCTGACCACGTACGCCGTGACCTTCGCGACCTTCCTCGCGGGCCGCTGGGTCGCCGGGCTGGCCGCCGCCGTGCTGTCGGTCCGTGGGTTTGCCACCGCGCTCGTCGTCCTGCGCGGGGCGCTGATCCGCACCGGCATCGGCGCTCTGATCGTTGGCGTGGGCGAGCTCGTCTACCAGTTCACCCGTCTCGTCTCCGGTGCGGGTGGCTTCGGCGAAGCGATGTCGCTCCTGAAGGACCTGGCCGTCGAGGTCTGGGAAAGGATCAGGATTGGCGCAACGTCGGCGGGCGCGGCCGCCACGGCGATGTTTTTCGACCTGAAGGCCGATGCCGCGTCGGGCATGCAGAGCGCCATCGAGAGCGTCGTCGGTTTCGGCAACACCGCCGCGAACACTTTCGAAGGCGCCTACGAGGCGATCAAGGCGATCTGGGGCCTGCTGCCCGCCGCCATCGGCGATCTGGCGTTCCAGGCGGCGAACAGCCTGGTCGACGGCGTCGAGGCGATGCTGAACGGCGTGGTCTCGCGCATCAACAGCTTCATCGGCGGCATCAACCAGGGGCTGGAAGCGCTCGGGTCGGAGCGGCGCATATCGCTGGTGCCCGACCTCGACCTCGGCGAGATCGAGAACCGCTTCGAAGGGGCGGCGACGGCCGCGACGACAGCGGCGCAGGCGGCCTTCGACCGGGCCTTCGAGGACAACCCGCTCACCGCGCCCGATCTCGGACTGACCGAGGCGGCGAACCGGGCGCTCGAGTCCGCGAACCTCTACCGTGGCGCGGCGCGCGATCTTGCGGACGGCGCGCGCGCCCCTCTGGAGAGCTGGCAGGCCCTGCGCGATGCCGTGCGCGGCACCGACGAGGCCAGTGCCGATGCGCTGACCGAGGCCACCGGTGCGGCGGAGCGGCTGGAGATGGCGCTCGGCGATGCGGGACGGGCCGCGACGGGTGCTGGTGCTGCGGCCGGAGCCGCCGCCGCTGCAGCGGAGCCCGCGACCGAGGCCGCCGTCACGGGCTGGCAGGCCGTCACAGCGGCGCTGTCCGATTACGCCAGCAAGGCGCGCGAGATCGGCGGTGATATCGGCCAGAGCCTCGTCGGCGCCTTCCAGTCGGCCGAGAACGCGGTGGGCCAGTTCGTGAAGACCGGCAAGCTGAACTTCCGCGACCTGGTCACCTCGCTGCTCGCCGATCTCGCCCAGCTCGCGGCGCGGCGCTTCATCCTCGGGCCGATCGCCAATGCGCTCTCCGGCGTGTTCTCCGGGGCGGGCGGGATCTTCGCCAGCGTGCTGCATGCGGGCGGGATGGTCGGATCGGCCGGACCCTCGCGCATGGTCCCGGCCATGGCCTTCGCCGGCGCGCCGAGGATGCATGCTGGCGGCGTCGCCGGGCTTCGCCACGACGAGGTGCCCGCGATCCTCCAGCGGGGCGAGCGGGTGCTCTCGCGTCGCGAGGCGCAGGCCTACGGCTCGGGCGGCGTCAACGTCACCATCATGGCCCGCGACGCCGAGAGCTTCCGGCAGTCCCGGACGCAGGTGGCCGCGGATATTGCCCGCGCCGTCTCACTCGGGCGCAGGGGGCTCTGAGCGATGGCCTTCCACGAGGTCCGGTTTCCGGAAGACATCAGCCGTGGCGCGCGCGGCGGGCCGGAGCGGCGCACGCAGATCGTCGAGCTTGCCTCGGGCGACGAGGAGCGCAACGCAAGCTGGGCGAACTCCCGTCGGCGCTACGACGTCGCCTACGGAATCCGCCGCGCTGACGATCTCGCTGCCGTGGTCGCCTTCTTCGAGGCGCGCAACGGACGGCTGCACGGTTTCCGCTTCAAGGACTGGGGCGACCACAAGTCCTGCCTGCCTTCGGGCACGCCATCGCCTACAGACCAGGCGATCGGCACCGGGGATGGCACGACCACCGCTTTCCAGCTGGTGAAGCGCTACGTCTCGGGCGCGCAGTCGTGGACGCGTACCATCGCGAAGCCGGTGGCGGGCACCGTGCGCATCGGGCTCGGCGGGGTCGAGCAACTTTCCGGCTGGTCAGTCGACACCACGACCGGCGTCGTCACCTTCAGCGTCGCGCCGGGCGCTGGCGTCGCGATCACCGCGGGCTTCGAGTTCGACGTGCCGGTCCGCTTCGACGCAGACGCGCTCGACGTGACGCTCGACCTCGAGCGGCTCGGCTCGATCACCTCCATTCCGCTTCTGGAGATCCGGCGATGAACGACACCGGCAGCTTTATGGCAGCCGTGCTGCGAGAGCTCGCGGCCTCGACCGCCGTGATCCTCGCTGCCTGGGGCGCGCTCGGCGGAGCGACGAATGCGCTGACCACGAAGATGCGGCTGCGCGATGCGCTCCGGCACATCCTGCTCGGCGGGCTGATCGCAGCCGGGATGGGCAGCCTCTCCATGGCCGTGATCACCGCCTGGCTCAGCCTTCCGCCCGAGGCGATCCCCGCGGGCGGGGCGGCAGGATCGGCGGCCTATCTCGTCGGCGTTTTCGGCCCGGCCTTCATCGAGATGCTGCTCGCCCGCCTGCGCCGCGCCAACGAAGGCGCTGGCGATGAATGAACTTCTCCGCCTCGCGCGCTCCTTCCGCTGCGACCCTGCCGACTCCCGGCAGGCCTTCGCCCATCGCCTGCGCATCGGCCTCGCCATCGCAGCACTGATCCTGATCCTCTCGCTTCTGAGGTAATCCCATGCACATGACCGACCGGGGCCTGCTGGCCCTCGTCCGGCACGAAGGACTCGTGCCCGGACCCTATCTCGATGTGAAACAGGTCTGGACCTTTGGCATCGGCCACACGGCCGCGGCCGGGCCGCCCGATCCGGCGACCATGCCGCGCGGTATGCCCGCTGATCTGGACGCCGGGATCCGCGAGGCGTTCCGGGTCTTCCGGGCGGACCTCGTGCGCTACGAGGCCGCCGTCCTGCGCGCCGTGAAGGCGCCGCTCGAGCCGCACGAGTTCGATGCGCTCGTCAGCTTTCACTACAACACGGGCGGCATTGCGAAGGCCGCGCTGACCCGGCACCTCAATGCCGGAAATCGCGTTGCAGCCGCCGACGCGTTTCTCAACTGGCGGCGACCGGCCTCGATCATTCCCCGCCGCGAAGTCGAGCGCGACCTGTTCCGCCACGGCCGCTATCCCGGCGGCACGATCCCGGTCTGGTCCGTGGACCGCGCGGGACGCGTGGACTTCTCGCGGCCGATCCGTCGCCTGACCGAGGATGAGGCGCTGGCGCTGCTGCGGCGGTCGCCACTGCCGAGGCCGCCGGTCCTCGACCCTGCACCCGACGCGCCGACCGGCTGGCTCGCCCGGCTGGTCGATTTCTTCTCCACCCTGATCCGGAGGGCCTGATCCAATGCGCTACGTTCGCCCCAACTCGCTCACATGGTGGGCGGGACTGCTCGCCATGCTCACCGGCATCGCCTCCCTCGCATTGCCTTCCACTGGGCCGCTCGGGGAACTCTCCCGTCTCGTCGCGCTGCTTGCCGGCTCGGGCGATGCCTCGCCGGCCGGGCTGATGTTCCTCGGTCTGGGCCTGATCGGTCTGCGTGACCGGATCGAGCGCGGGTTCCGTGGCGATGCTTGAGTTCTTCGCCGGTGTGGTCGTGGGCGGCTGTCTCGGCGTCTTCGTCGTCGCCCTCTGCGTCGCCGCCGCGCGCGGGGAGCGGGACGATGGCTGATCTCCTGGTCTGGCTGGTCGCGGCTCTGGGCGCCGTCGGGGGTGTCATCCTCGGCCGGGTCTGGGGGCGCGTGGAAGGGGAGCACGCTGGCAAACGGGAGGCGGAACGCGATGCGATGGAAGAGACGATCGAAAAGGTCGAGCGCGGCCGCGACGCGGTTAGTGATGGCCGCGGCGCTGGCGATCCTGCTGAGCGGCTGCCCCGCAACGATGGGCGCTGGTGACGCCGGCTGCGCCTCCTATGCCGAGGCGCGCCTCGCCCGGCCGCCCGCCGAGACGGTCGCGGAGGAGCCGCCGGACTGGGCGAACTGGATCGCTGATCTCGATGACCGCATGACGGGAACCTGCCGATGAAGACCCTAAATCCCGTCCTGCAGGCCCATCTCGACGAGGGCACGACGACGCTCGCCTGGTGCTGGCGGATCGCACGGGCCGATGGCGTCACCTTCGGTTTCACGGATCACGACCGGACGCTCAGCTTCGACGGGACCGACTTCGAGCCGGAAAGTGGGCTGACGGCGTCCGAGGTCCGCTCGGGATCGGACCTGTCCGTCGATGCGCAGGATGCCGAGGGGGTGCTGACCTCGGACCGGATCACCGAGACCGACATCCTCGACGGTCGCTGGGACAACGCCGAGGTCGAGGTCTGGCGCGTGAACTGGGCCGACACCGGCCAGCGCGTGTTGATGCGGCGTGGCGCCATTGGCCAGATCCGGCGTGGGCGTCTGGCCTTCGTCGCGGAGGTCCGTTCGCTCGCCCATGTGCTGGGCCAGACGGTCGGGCGGACGTTCCAGGCGACCTGCGATGCCGCGCTCGGCGATGCGCGCTGCGGCGTCAATCTGGAGGACCCGGCCTTCAAGGGCACGGGCACCGTCATCGACATGCTGCGCGACCGGGCCTTCACCGCCTCGGGCCTCGGCGGTTTCGCCTCCGGCTGGTTCACCTTCGGCACGCTGGACTGGACGAGCGGTGCGAACGCCGGACGGCCCACCGAGGTGCTGGGCCATGACGTCACCGACGGCATTGCGATCCTGACGCTGCTCGAGGCGCCGGTGCGGTCCATCGCCGAGAGTGACACTTTCACCATCCGTGCGGGCTGCGACAAGCGGATGGAGACCTGCGGGGCGAAGTTCGCCAACACCGCCAACTTCCGAGGCTTCCCGCATATCCCCGGCCAGGACGCCGTTCTCCGCTACGCCACGAAGGACGGCGGCCACGAAGGGTCCGTGCTGTGAACGCCGATCCGAAGCGCGTCATCGCCATTACGCGCTCCTGGCTCGGCACGCCGTACCACGACCAGGCAAGCCTGCGCGGCGTCGGCTGCGACTGCCTCGGGCTGGCCCGGGGCGTCTGGCGCGAGGTCGTCGGCCCCGAGCCGTTCCCGATCCCGCCCTACAGCCGGGACTGGGGCGAGACCGGACCGCGCGAGGTGCTGGCCGAGGGCGCACGACGCATGATGATCGAGGCGCCGCCTGCCGAGGCAGGTCCGGGCGCGCTAGTGCTCTTCCGCATGAAGCCCCGCGCCATCGCCAAGCATGTCGGGATCCTGACGGGCCCGGACAGCTTCCTCCACGCCTATGAGCGGCTCGGCGTGATCGAGGAACCGCTCACCCCATCCTGGCGGCGGCGCATCGCCTTCGCCTTCCTGTTCCCGCAACGCTGAGACCCCGACATGGCCACACTCGTTCTCGGCGCCGCTGGCGCCGGCGGCTTCATCGGCTCCAGCATCGGCTCGGTGG